TGGAGCAACAGGCGGGGGACAATTTAACTAATGGCAACTACAAGAATAAATACAACACTAAGCGGTAGCGGTGTAAATCCTAAAAAATGGACATTCTCTGCTTGGGTTAAAAGAGGTTCTTTATCAGATGGTGGTAAATTCTTTGCCGCTTATGATGGTGGAAACTATTATCACGATATTAAATTTAGTACCGAAGATAGATTAGTTGTTTATTGTCACAATAATGGCAACGCAGGAAATTTAAAAACAAGCAGACGTTTCCGAGATATGAGCCTTTGGTATCATATAGTTGTTAATTGGGATACAGCACAATCAGACCAAGAAGATAGATGTAAAGTTTGGGTTAATAATGAAAGAATTACCGAATGGTCATCTCCTACTTATCCTGCACAAAATGTTAATGGTACTATTAATGATGGTTATGTTCATACAATAGGAGCAGGTAATACAGGAAGTTATGGAAATTACTTTATTGGTTGTATGTCTCACGTTCATTTTGCAGGAAATCAATCATATGACCCTACAACATTTGGAGAAGTAGATGCTACAGATGGAATGTGGAAAATTAAACCTTCTCCAACAGTTACTTATACAGAAAATGGTTTCTTCTTAAAAATGGAAGATGCTTCTAATTTAGATTTAGATAGCTCAGGTCAAAGTCGTTCATTTACTACAACAGGAACTTTAACAGCTACAAAAGATAATCCTGATAATTGTCTTGCAACTTTTAATCCTTTATTTGTAGATGATGGTGGAGCTAAAACTTTTACTAATGGAAATACAACAGTAACAGAAACAGCAAATAGTTGGACTTCAGCACACTCTAGTTTAATGGCAACAACAGGAAAATACTATTGTGAAACTAAATTAGTATCTTTTAGTGGTGGTTCAGCATCTTATGTTGGTGCATCTTCAAATCACTCAATACAAAGTAAAACAAGTGTTGGTTCTATTCTTGGTACTGATACTGGTAGTGTTGGTTATTATGCTTCTAGTGGTAATGTTGATAAAGCAGGTGCAAGTGCATCTTATGGAGCAACTTGGGGTGCAGGAAATATTATCGGAACAGCAATAGATTTAGATAATAATTTTATTTATTTTTCAAAAGATGGTGTATGGCAAAATTCAGGAGACCCAACTTCAGGTGCAACAGGCACAGGTGGGGTAGCATTACCTAGTGGAATGACAGGGGAACAATTTATTGGTTTTTCTGTATCGCCTAATGAAAGTGTAATGGCAGTAAATTTTGGTAACGGATATTTTCAAACAACAGCAATAACTTCAGAAGGAACTAATGCGTCAAAAAATGGAATTTTTGAATATGATGTTCCTGCGGGATATGGAGCATTATGTACAAAACAAATAAACAGTTAATGGAGATTAAATAGATGGCATATATAAATTTTAAACCTAGAGATTACTATTCTACAAAACTTTACACAGGTAACGCATCTACAAATGCAGTAACAGGCGTAGGATTTGCACCTGCTATGAGTTGGTTTAAGTCAAGAAGTAATACAAACTCTCACGCAATTTTTAGCACACCAATGGGTACTTATTCTGTTTCTCCAAGTAATACTGCGGCACAATACAATGCTAGTGGAGATGGTTTTACAAGTTTAGATAGTGATGGTTTTACATTTAATGGTTCAGGTGGTGGTGGTGGAACTAACGCTAGTGGATTTACATATTCTAGTTGGAATTGGAAGGGTGGAACTACATCAGGAATAACAACAAATGGTTCAACATCACAAACTCCAACAGGTTATTCATTTAATCAAACAGCAGGAATTTCAGTTGTTGCATATACTGGCGGTGGAACTGCAGGAAATGCTTTTGCTCACGGATTAGGAGTTGCTCCTTCAGTTGTACTAATTAAATCCCGTTCAGCTACGGAATGGTGGAATTGTTATTTTGAAGCAATCGGCAATACTAAATATTTAATGCTTCACAATAATGAAGCAACAAGTACGAATAGTAACAGATGGAACAATACAACACCTGATGCAGTTAATGTTACATTAGGTGCGGCAGGAGAAGTTAATGGTCAAAATGGAAACTATATTGCATATTGTTTTGCTCCTAAAAAAGGATTTTCAGCTATGGGTTCATATATTGGAAATGCAAATGCCAACGGACAATTTATTTACACAGGATTTAAACCAAGTTGGGTATTAATTAAAAATAGTGAGTCTGCACAAGCGTGGAATGTATGGGATATAGATAGAAATGACGTTGGTAATCTGTCTATTAAAGTTCTTCAACCAAATGCTACAGCAGGAGAAGGTGCAGGTGGAGACCAAGCTATAGATATAAATGGAAATGGCTTTAAAATAAAACACGCAAGTAATGAACATAATAAAGATAATTCAACAATGATTTATATGGCATTTGCAGACCAACCCATTATCGGAAGTAATGGAACAGTAGGATTGGCAAAATAATTATGACAAAAGCAAGAGACTTAGCAAATATAATATCAGGTGGTTTTACTGAAAGCGATATACCAAATTTATCAGCTTCTAAAATAACTTCAGGTACTTTACCTGATGCTAGAATTGCAGATTTAGCGGCAACAAAATTAACTGGTAATATTGCAGATGCTAGAATACCTGCATCAGCAGTGACACAGCACGTTGCAGCAACAGATTTATCAGGAGTAAATGCAGACATTACAGCTTTAGCAATTAGAGAAGCTACTAATGAAGCGTCAGCAGCTTTTAACTTACCAAATAAATTTATAGAAACTTTTACAGACGATACAAATTTAGGAACACAAACAACTGGAGATAGGGTAAGTGGATATTGGGCAACAGTCACTACTGCTTATGGTACAGCTTCAGCATTAACTTGGGGTGATGGTGGTACTACATTTCAAATATATGCAAATGGAGCAACTACTAATTCAGGTGCTTGGCACGATACAGATACAAGTGCAGGTGTACCAATGAAATATGCTGATGCAACAGTAGCAGTCACAGATGCTTCAGGTTATCCTTTTAATTTTACAAGTGGTGGCTCTGATAAATATGCTATTCTTGACTATAAATCATCACGAAGAATTACAAAAGTTATAATAGGAAAAAATAATGGTTGGGGAGATGTTGACCAATTTAGAATACAACATAGTACAGATAATAGTTCTTATACAGATTTAGATTTATCTAGTGCAACTGCAACAGTCACTCTTGGAGTTGCTAATAGTGGCTCATTATCTGGTGGTGGATTAACTCTTTCAGGAACAAGTGGTTCAGGTGGTAATGCTGCAGGTTATGCAAGATATGACCAACACGGCACAGGTCAATATGGAAGTTCTTATATGACTATTAGTGGCATTAGTGAATTTGATGCAAGATACTTAAAATATACTATTCCTTCAGGTGGTCACGGTGGAACAGCAAATAGTAATATGGGTTTTGGAATATTTGGTCTTTGGACTAAACCTTTAACAGGAAGCACAAGTGCAACAGGAACATTAATACAATCAGCTAATACAGTTGGTTCAGCTAAAACAAAAGTAGCAGGAACAATAATGTATAAAGATAATGCAGGAACAAATACTTTAGGAACAGATTTAAAAATATACTTTACTTGTAATGGTGGAACAAATTGGACAGAAGCAAGTTCTTACAATGCAATCACACCAGTTTATGCTTCAGGTATTAAACAAGTAAGATTAGGTGAAACAACTTGTACTTCAGGTACAGATATAAGATACAAAGCAGTTTGGGCAAACCAAGCAAGTGGCTCAAAAGAAGTTCAACTACACGCAATCGGAACTACTTATTAATTATGAAAGACATTAATGAACTTAATATAGAAGTAGAGAGATTACGAGGCGATATAAAACTTGTTAAACAATCTATTGAAACTATAGAAACAAATCACTTAGTTCACTTAGATAAAAAAGTTAATAAAATTAGTAATATTTTATGGACTGTTGGTTTAATGATTTTTGCTCAATTAATTATAACTATTAAAACTTTAATTATTTAATATGATACCTTATAATATATTATTTAAAATTGGTTCAAAAGCTGTAGGTGGCTTTATGCAACGAAGACGAGACATAAGTAACCAAAAACATAAAATAGCTTTAGAAGAATGTAGAACAGGTAATGAAAGAGCTAAAAGAAATGGCTCTTTATTTCTTGATTTATTTCTTGGTGCTTTTATTTTAGCACCATTAGGTATTTTAGCATACGGAACATTTTGGGGAGACCCTGCTATGTTATCCAAAACTAAAGATTATTTTGAATTACTAAAGCAGATACCTGAAGTATATTTATATTTAATCTTTATAGTGGTAGGGGGTAATTATGGAATTTCTGTTACAAATTTATTATCGGGTAAAAAGTTTAAATAACTTTTGGTCTGTGCATACAGGTAGTGGAATTATAATAATTTTAATTCTTGCTTTTTTATTAGTTACAAGTTGTGAAAATATGAAACAATCTATCGGTATTTCTACTAATCCTTTTAGTACAAAGATGGAAGAAAAAACTAAACTTAATTATAAAATAACATTTGGCAAAATAAGACCAAAGGAAGATGATGACGACTAATGGAAAATAAATTAACAACAGCACTTTTAGCTATTTTATTAGCATTAGGTGGCTGGAATTTATCTCAAACATTTTCACTTTCTAATCAAATGGTTTTAGTAAAAGAAAAGGTAAATAACATTGAAGAAAATTTGGAGAAGTTTTCTGAAAAGAAACCGAAGAAAAAAAAGAAGAAGAAAAAGAAACTAAATTAAATGGCTTTAAATATAAATGAAAAAACAAATGTAGCAATGCCAATTAAAAATATGATTGGTATTATTGCGGCAGTTGTTGCAGGTGTTTTTGCATACACAGAACTAACCAGTAGGCTTACTTCACTTGAGACATCAAGAGAATTATTCCAAGCTGATTTACTAAAAAAATCTGAACAATTACCAACTGACCAAGAACAATTTATGTTGGTTGAAGATTTATACAAAACTGTAGAAAAGTTAGAAAAAACTCAAGAGCAAAATATGACTAACAAAGTTAATATTGAATTTCTAAATAAACAATTAGATAAAGCTCTTATAGATATAGAAGAATTAAAAGATAAAGTAAGAAAAAATGGAAATGGAGCACATTAATGGATAAAGTTGTAGAAGTTGTTGTAGCTCTGTGTATGTTTTATCAAGGTGGAATTATTGAACACACTTATAAAGAAACAATGTCGGATTGCTTACGTTCTAAAAGGGTAGCTTCTCGTGAAGTTAATCCTGAAAACGTAAAATTCCAATGCGGTAAAGTGACTGCTGAAACTGAAATTTATATGGGTGAAAAAAAGATACTTAAAATTTTAGAAGATAAATATGACAGATGAAAATATTATTAGTTATTACTATTTGTTCTAATCTCGGTTGTTTACCACCAATGACAAGTGAAAAATTTCAGTATAAAACAGAAGAACAGTGTATGTATAAAGGTTATTATGCTATAGCTGAAGTAGCCGAAACATATATGAAAACTATAGGTATAGAAGAATTTAAAGCTATGCAAGTTAGAATGTTATATAATTGTATATCTGAAGACAAATGGAAAGAACAAATGTTACCACTGGAAGGACAGAAATCAGCATTAGAAAATGATGCTTAATATATGGTTAAAATTAAACCTTTAATTTATATATTTTTTTTATGCTATTTAATTAGCTATTGTAGTTTCAAACAATTAGATAGAGTTTTTTCAATAAACAAACAAATAAAGGAGTCTTCTTATGACTTTAAACATAATAAGATTTATACAACGAATTACAACAAGAATAAATATGTGGGCTTACAAAAAAATAGTATATATAGAACATTATAAACACCGAAAAAAATAAATGGCAAAAGCACCAAAATGGGGAACAAATAATTATGTACGCAACAAGTCCAAAAAAAGAAAAGGAAGACACTCAAAGTCTCCAAACAAAAAAACAACCCGAAAACGAAACAGAGGACAAGGGCATTAGAATAGAAAAGATTTTAGAAGAATTACCTGAGTTATTAGTTAAACACGCATACCAAAAACTAAAATCAGGCGAAGAATTAACAGCTTCAGAAATGAAAGTTTGTTTAGAGGTATGCAAAACGTATAGCTCTGAGAAATTAGGTGCAAAGCCTGATAATATTCTTGAGAAAGTGCCTTTTGACACAGATGGATAAACGATTAGAAAATTTTAAGAATTTTTTGTATTTATGTTGGAAGTTTCTCAGACTACCTGAGCCAACTCCCATACAATATGATATAGCAGATTATCTACAATCAAATGAACGTAGATTAGTCATAGAAGCCTTTAGAGGTGTTGGTAAATCTTGGATTACTTCAGCTTTTGTCTGTCACCAACTTTTACTAAATCCTCAAAGAAATATACTGGTAGTTTCAGCTTCTAAAAATAGAGCTGATGACTTTAGTACATTTACTCAAAGGTTAATAAATGAAATGCCAATATTACAGCATTTAATACCAAGAGATAATCAAAGACACTCTAAGATTAGTTTTGATGTAGCTCCCGCTTTAGCTTCTCACGCACCTAGTGTGAAATCTATGGGAATTACAGGACAGCTTACAGGTTCTCGTGCCGATTTAATTATTGCTGATGACGTAGAGTCAGCAAATAACTCACAGACACAATTAATGAGAGATAGATTAAGTGAAACTGTGAAAGAATTTGATGCCATCATTAAACCTGATGTTGGTCGTATCATATTCTTAGGAACACCTCAAACTGAAATGAGTTTATATAACACATTAGAAGAAAGAGGATTCAAGACAAAAATATGGACAGCCTTATACCCAACTAAAGAACAAACGATTGGTTATGGTCATAAGATTTCTAAAATTATTTCTAATGTTACAGATAAAGAAGGACAACCTACTGACCCTGAAAGATTTGATGATGTAGATTTATTAGAGCGTTTGTCTTCATATGGACGTTCAGGATTTAACTTACAATTTATGTTAGACACTACAATGTCTGACGCTAATAGGTATCCCTTAAAGCTCAATGACTTAATTGTTGCTTCAGGTTGTACTACTTGGAAAAAAGCTCCTGCTCAAATACAGTGGGCTTCAGGTACACAACAACTTAAAGGTGTAGACCCTGAAATACCTAATGTAGGATTAAAGGGTGATTATTATGTTGCTCCTTTACACATATCCGAAGAATACACTGATTTTGAAGGGGTTGCTATGTCTATTGACCCTGCGGGTCGGGGAGAAGACAAAACAGCGTATGCGGTGCTTAAAATGCTTCACGGAGTGCTTTATTTGACCGACATAGGAGCTTTAGATGGTGGTTACTCAAATAACACCTTAGAAGAGCTTTCTAGTATTGCCAAACGTAACAAAGTAAATAACGTAGTTATAGAGTCTAACTTTGGAGATGGTATGGCTACAGCTTTATTAAAACCTATTATGGCTAAGATACACCCTTGTCAAATAGAAGAGGTAAGACACAATATACAAAAAGAGAAAAGAATTATAGATACCTTAGAACCTATTATGAATACACATAGGCTAGTGGTAGATGAGAATACGATTAAAGAGGATTTTAAGCTAGAACCTAATCATCAGTTATTTAGACAACTGACTAGGATAACTAGAGATAAAGGTGCGTTAAGACACGATGACCAAATAGATGCTTTAGCTATTGCGGCTAACTATTGGGTTGAGAGAATGGATAGAGACCAAACACTATCTTATCAACAACATAAAGATGAACTAATTAACAAAGATTTAGAGAGGTTTATGGAGCACACAGTGGGTAGACAACCTAGACGGGATAGATTTATATAAAGTACCCGTATTAGGGAAAGCAAGGGTTAAAGCTATTATATAGCTATCACTTACTTACTCCTTTTATGAATATAGAATTATGGACAAATGTAAAAATTGTGGACGAGAGTGCCACTGCGACAAAAAGACTGCTCAAGATTGTCCTTGTGGGTCTTGTAACTGCAATACTTCTAATGATGACGATAGGACATACGAAAACAATGGATAAAGTAAATTGGAATTGGATAGCAAATAAAGAAGGAAAAGCTGTAGATACAGCATATGTACCTAGTGATAACTCAGGGGTAACTATAGGTACGGGTGTGGATTTAAAGATGAAGAACGCTGAGTTCTTAGAAACTCTTGGAGTGCCTTTAGATATAATAGAAGTATTAGAGCCTTATTTTGGTCTTAAAGGTAATGAAGCCAAGACGTATATAAAAGACAATCCATTGGTATTATCAGCAGTAGATGTTAAAATACTAGATGAGTCTATTCAGAAGTATCACGCTAATAAAATCAAAAGTGATTATGAGAAGGATAGTGGTAAGTCTTGGAGTGAATTAACGTCAAACCAACAGACAGTTATTACTTCTGTAGGTTTTCAATATGGAAATATGAAGCATAAAACTCCTAATTTTTGGAATGGAGTTGTAAGTAATGATTGGAATAGAGTGACTAATGAGTTGAATGACTTTGGTGACGACTATCCTACAAGAAGAAAATCAGAAGCAAAGCTATTAAACAGTAAATTTTAACAGAAAAATGTGAATGGGTATCCACTGTAGCGGTGGAGCACGTTTCCCCGTTGGCATATCTCAAGTCAGTCGGCGGTGGGTATCCCCTCAAGTATTTTTTTGGCTCGTCAAGGCTCTATATAGGTAGGCTTTTATTTTTTTTGTGCTCGTCTGTCTTCTCGTCTGTTTTTTTGGATAGGGTACTACTCACACAAATACACACACAAACAGGCATACACTCACACGCACAGGCGGACACACAGCCACGCACAGGCACACATTAAGACAAACACAGGCACAGGCTCAAGCCTGTTTTTTTCTTACTTAGGGATATAGCTCAAAGCTATTAAAGTTATAACAATAAGTATTATTATAAATGATATATAAATTATTCTTTTCATTACTCTTTTAATTCCTTCCTTTTAATTAGTTAATAAGTAAGTAAGTAAGTTAATAGCTAGTATATAGCTTTTAACTTTGGTTTCACTAATATGGGTACTTTAATACTTGCCTTAATTGTCATAATCATTTCATAATCTTGCCTTAAACTGTGTCAAGTTGTCGCAATTAAGCATTTATATCATTATTTACTTGCATATAGATTTTATTAGTTTATAAATATTTATAGTTCAGTAATTTAGATGAATAAATTATTTGTGTAATTCATCAAGGTTCAAGTAGTTTAAATTGCTTCTGACACCCTCAGCATCATAGAGGGGACGAGTCGGACACCGCAACAGGTAAACAAATAAAAGTTTATGGAGTCGGTTTAGAGTGGTAGCCAATCCACCAATAAAGCAAGTTTGTTTGTCTCTAGTAATTTACTAGAATTTATAAATAACAACAAAGGACACACCGATGAAAAAAAATAAACAAGGTGAGTGCAAAACAATCACACACTTTACACAAACGCAGGACGGGGCGGAATATACCATTGAAGAGGGTTTATTTTATATCCCTGACCTTAATTCTAAAAATATAGCTTTTAGAGTTATGAAGCAGATGCAAGGCAGAAAGCCGATAGTTGAATACTGTTTGACTAATCGCAGTGCTTGGTCTATTTTAAAAGATATGTCTAATCGCAGTGTTTCGTCTTACATAGTATAAATTTTACGGGCTTGGCGGTGAAATATCCGCCGAGCTCAAAGCTAGACTGATGAGGCTTTAATAGCCGAAACATACAAATTATGTCTCTAGCAATTAAGCTAGTACAAACAGAAGGGCAAACAAATGAAACAATATCCAATATGGATTGACACACATAACCCTAGTTATGCCAATCAATTCAGTAAATCTATGGGCGTTAAGTATAACACTGACGCAACAAGTGATATTAAAATTGGCACAAGTAAAGTCAATAGTTTTGATTTTTTAACAACTGTTGTTAAAACTTTTGAAGCTAATGGCGTTAAGATGTATCAATTTAGTATAGATGGTGATGTAGTACGTGAAGCTAGATATAATGCTAAAACTAGCATAATGAAAATGTTTTTAGTGAAAAACGGAATATATACAGAATATTTCACTAATGAAAAAAAGGCGGTTGCTTAATGGTCAAGTTTAATACAATGGTCAATTTTAAAGATGGCTCTAGTATGTACCAAAGGGACAGCAATGAAGCCTTTGAAAATGCTAAAACAAAGGGTTTAAATAAACCTTCTGAGTTTATGTATATGTATTCTCAAAATAATAGAGATTATTTCAAAAACATAAATTTTAGAAACTATATAAACTTTGCACAATAACAAACTATAAGACCCGAAGCGGTTTATTAAATTAGACCGCTTTGAGACTTATATTAAAAAGTAAGTCAAGGTTTAAATAATACCTATCACTCTTCGAACACATATAGCATATATCTATAAGTCCTCAAGAGATACAAATTATAAACAATGCAAACAAACGCAAAAGTAATACC